ACAAACTTATCTGTACCATCAGTAACAATTTGAATATCAGTAGCTGTGATATCTACATAGAAATACCAGCTAGCACCAATGTTGCTTGGGTTATTATAATCAGTAGGACCTGCTACTGCTGCATCAGCTGAAGCATTAATACTTGGTAAAGTAAAAATACCATCTGCATCTTGTAACAATAAGATTCTACCAGCATGATCGTTTACTGTTAATGATGTATTAGCAGTAAGTGCTTTTGTGATTCCTGGACCTGTTGTGATAAATCCATTTTTAGATATCACTGGTCCTGAAAAAGTTGTGTTTGCCATATTAAACCTCCTAGGTTGTATAGACCTTGCCACATAATCTCTATACCGTCTGCTAGCTCAGTTTATGTGACTTGTTATGCTAGGATTATACTATGACATAAAAAAAGGGCGCAGTCAAAGACATACGCCCTTTTAGAGGAATGAAAAGTTCTATTAAGAACCTTGAGATCCGTATACACAACGAGGATCAGAAAAGCCGAAGCTGTATCTTTCTCTCGCTTTGTATCTCACATTACCTGTATCGAAGTCGCCTTCCATAGCTGTAGATAATGGAGTTCTTACAAAGTGCTTAAAGCCATTAGGTGCATCAGTTTTAATGAAATAACCATCGGTATCAGTTAAATAGTGGTTAACTGTATATCCATCAGGAATCATATTCATATTTTTTAATGCATTAATGTCATTGTCAGCTGTACCTACTCTGCCTGGAGAATTTAAAATTCTGTCGGCAACGAATTGCAATTGTACAGGTACGATTAACTTTCTACCTCTTGTTGCAATTAATAGGCCTCTCTCATCCACAAACTGTGAAATGTCAATTAAAGCTTGCTCTAATGAAGTTTCATTGAGGTCAGCATCAGTTGAATTTCTGTTTGAGAATGTGCCGCCTAATGCAGTTGGGTGTGCTGCGTTTACAAGTGAAACGCCATCACCACCAGGATTTGTTCCTGCTGCACCAGATGCTGCAAAAGCATTGTTAAGTACATCAGCTGCTTTGATCTGCTTTGTGTAAGCCATAGATCTTGCTAATGCACGTGTGTATCGAGCAGATAATCTGTCATAGAGATTATCTTCAACAGCTTCTTCAGTGATTGCAAATGCTAGTGCAATAGTTTCGTGTGAATAACGAGCTGTAAAGCTTTCTTGAGCTTGATCAAAAGTGACCGCTGCTCCTTCAGACTTTGTTCTCGCATTACCGAAACCAACTAACATTACTTCTTCTTCAAAAGCTCTCTCAGATGATTCTTGATCAAAGATCTCTGCGTGTTCATTTTCGTACTTATCGTACTCCAGGCCGAATAAAGCGTTCAAACCTGGCTCTAGTTCTTTAACTAGTTGTTGTCTTGATATTGCCATAATTTAACTCCTTATACTCCTGTGCTATCAGTTAATGAGTGTAAATTGATCTTTACGATAATAGATGCATTTGCTGAAGCATAATCACTGTTATCAGGATCAGTAGATAAACTCACTACTCTGAAGTTAGCTGCTGCGTTAGTAGTAAATGAAGATCCGTCTAAAGATACGTTAGAAACGCCATCTCTGGTTGAACCTGCACTATATGTAGCAATGTTTGCATTACTACCTACTTGAGCTTGACCGCCATTTGTATCATCGATCTTCACTTCAAAAAGTGCGTTAGGATCGTCAATTACATTGGCTACGATATCGTCCGCTGCTATTCCGCCTGGATAGAAATTTGAATAGGTTGGTTTTTGTGTAGTTGGGTCTGTGTAAAAACAACCGTTGAAAATCCCTATCAACTCAGCGCCAGCAGAAGATCCGACAGAAATTGAACCGTTTGCATTTAATACAACCGGGTCACCTTGGTATATTGCACTTGATTCACCGTTAGCGATCACATATTCGTTTTGTGCTGAAGCATTATAGCCTGCACCAACTTTTTTGACCGAACGAAAACCAAATATACTATTTATATTTGCCATCTTGGACTCCTTATGTCTAAGTTGTTAATAAAAAGACTTACGAAAGCTATTTTTTTCCGCCTCCGAAAGTCACCTTACTTTGCCTATCCGCATGGATTGGCATACTAGGGTGTTCGTCTTTAAATAAATCATTTTCAACTGATTGATTTTGTCCTAAAGTTTGTTGTCGAAAATATTCATCTCTATCTTCTTTTACTTCAATAGGACATCTCATCAGTAATAAACCACCTACTCCAATCACACCTTTATATTTACCATCTTCATATTTTGGTAAATCAAGTCTGTCTGGATATTCATCTGCCCTAACAAATTCATATCCTGAACGAAGCCTTCCCATGATGTTCTTGTCATCGGACATGCCTCGCATTTCAGCACGAACCCATCGATGATGAAAACCATCTGGTGGTTCGGGTGCTTGAAGCGATGAAGGAGGTACCCAACCTCTTTTACGAACTGTTTTTTCACGGGTTTCTTTCGAGCGTGAAGTCTTATTTATTGTTTTAGTCTCTGTTTCCATTTATGCCTCCTTCACGTATTTAGCATATTGTTCAAGTGTTACTCCTAATTTTCTAGCCATTGCGACTTGAGAAGGAGATAACTTTACTGTTCTACGCCCAGACATTTTATTAGTGCGTGTTGCAGAAGCGACTGGCTGAGCGACCTTTGTTACTTCTGGACTAACCTCATTGAACTTATGAGGAAAGTATTCACGTATTCTTTTATCCAACTCATCATAGTACAATTGTGAGCTTGGATCAATCTTTTCTTGTATGACAAGATTTTTATGAATTGCTCTTGCAGCTTCCGTCATTACCTCATCTTCACCAAACCATTCATTCTTTTCAGCCCACTCGACAGCCTTAGGTTCAGGTTTTGGTTTAAGTTGATACTGTTGTTGATTGTACTCATTTGCCTGATTTTGTTGATTATTTTTGTTCTGCTCTTGAATTTGTTTTGAATATTTAATTCTTTCAGCATCAATTGTTAGCCTTGCAATTTCTTGATTAGCTTCAATTTGTGCTTCTACATCTCTTTGAGCAATAGCATTTTTTAGTTTATTTTTTGCTAAGTCTAATTGATTTTCTACTCTAGATCCAAATTCATCTATATAATTTTTATCTAATGTTTCGTATTTAGATTTAATATCATTAGCTTCTTTTTGAATACCTTGAGCATAAGCTAAAGCAGATTCTTCTCTTCTCTCTGCTTCTCTTAATCTTTTAGTTAACTTATCAATACGTTTTTTTACAGCAGTTGAATATTGTTCTGTTTCATCTTCATTTCTATTTTCAGATAACGAAGATTCTTCTTGAACTTCAATTCTTTCATTTGGAATTATTTTATTTTGTTGCTGTTCTTCTAATGTTACCTCAATACTTTCGCCTGAAGTATCAATTGGAACTGTCTTATCTTCTTGCATGTCAGCCTCCTTACATGTTTAAGAAATCTTCAGGATCAGATATGACACCTAAGACTTCATCATCATTCATTAAACGCACTTCGCCATCTTCAATTTTAATTCTTGAACCAGCATACTTACCAAAAATTACCCAATCTTTTTCCTTGCACCAAGGTCCATTAGGATATCTTTCTTTGTCTTTGTATGCGTCAGGTCCAACTTTTAAAACTAAACCTATGCTACTTGCTATTTGAGATTCTTCTAAAGATTGATCAGTGAGAATAATCCCACCTTTTGTTTTCTCTTTTCTTCTATAAGGAAGAACTAAAATCCTCCACCCAGTTGGTTTCGGAAGTTTGTCAATCGCCGAGTCCTTCATCGTCATGCTCCATTCTTTTTAGCAACGAACTTATTTCACCTAATATTTCGTTGTATGCATGATATTTACCTATCATGAGTTTATATTCTTCCCAGTCTTTGACACCCGAAGTTAAATACAAACTAATGTCGTTCTGTTTAACTTTCAAGTTCTTTCTTAGAACATCAACTATTTTGATAATGTCCATTAAGCGTTGCGTACAATTTTACATAAGGATTCACATCTTTTTGGAGTTTGTTTAAACCAACGTGAATCTCTCATATGGTTTGCTGCCATATCCCAATCTTTTGCTTTTAAACTAGCCCACATGTTGCGAAACTGTTTAACACCTGTTGCTCCCAGTTGAAAAACCATTTCAACAATAACTTCTTGAATAGATTGAGGTAAATCATCATGATTACCAATATTTTTTATAATTAATTCATCAGCACCTGCCGCTGCTCTATTTAAATCAATATCAAATAATTCTTCTACTTCTTCGAGTGTTACAGGAACACCTTTTTGAAATCTTTTTCTTTCATGGGGTTGCACTAAATGTCCTATACCCACAGTTAATTTACCTAATGAATCATTATAAGGCTCTAAAACACAACCTTCGTGAGTTCTAATTCTATTTTTTAATTCATTTGTAATTTTAATCATATTCCCCAGTTCTCCTTTTCTGCATGTTCATCTATGATTGATTGTTTTTTAAAAAATTTAAATATTTTTTTTAATATTCTTTTCATTTCTATTTTTTAGGAAAACCTTTCTTCATGTTTTCCCAAGCTTTTTTTGAAATGGTAGAATTTTTTTTAGATCGACTTGTTCCTGCTTTTTTTCTCTTGTTGATATTTGCCCAGAGTCCTGGTCTTTTATTTGTCATCTTCCTTGTCCTTTATATTTTTTAAAGTTACGTCTTTTATGTTTGTTCATGGTAGACCAACTTATTCTACCATCCCCTATTGTAGTCTTTTTGACTACGTGTTCAATACTACTCCCCTGAGTTTGTTTCTTCATCTTGATTTTCTATTTCATCATGCTCACAACCTGCACATTCACACATACAAGACATTTCACAATGACAAGGACATTTACATTTTTCACACTTAATCATTTTGTAATTTTTTTATGCTTTTCAAAAGTTCTCAATCCCGCCATTCCTAAAAGTGCCATGACGAGAGGCATTAACTGTTCCATATTCATCTGAGGAAGTGGTCCAACTTCAATCTGAAATACTCCTAAAAAGAACACGATAAAAGGCTTAAGTACAAATTCGAAAAATATGGCCAATGCTGCACTAAATCCAATGAGGGGTCTCCAAGAGCGTTGCAATAGACCTGAAATATCGGTAGCTGTAGATTGAGCATCGGCTAAATTAATATCCATTT